CCCGCCGTATAGGTAAAAATACCAGTTGTATAATAGAATGTCGATATTGTTAAATCTGTGCAGTTAATAGTAAGGTTATTTGCAATTCCACCAACCCCACTCGATAGCGTCCCTCCGCTACCCCCCATAATTATTTCAGCGGTTCCAACTATCGCCGCGAATGCATAAAGTCCTCCATTGCAGGTGAAGGTCTCATTAGTTGTTCTGTTCAGTGCTGTTATTGATGAATTAATCAGAACGTATCCATTATTAACCCAGTTTCCAGATAAAACATATGTTTTAGTGCCGCCAGCGGTAATAGTAAGTAAACCAGCCCATGTAAAGCCACCCGACGTAAGTGTCTGTCCTGCCGTGGTAAAAGTTAAAAGTGCAGCGGCTACTCCGGTATTTCCTGCAAGCGTTACGCCACCACCCGTTATCGTAATGCCACCGCCTGCCGAGGACGTCATTGTACCTTGTAGCGTAGCACCAGCGCTGACGGTTATTTTATACGCGCCAAAGGCGAGCGTACCGCCGTTATTTGACATATTGAGCGTAGCACAAGCCGCAGCGGCATCAACCGTAACTGTTCCAGTCATGGTCGCGTTAATGATGGCTGTGTCACCTGCTACAGGATAACCACCGCCACCCCATGTAGCACTATTTGACCAGTTACCTCCTGCTGCTATCGCTGTATAAGTTGCCATTCCTATCCTTTTTTAACAGTTACTTTTCCATCAACTCGTTCAAAGGTTTTGGCAATCGCCTCGGTCTCCATCTGCGCTTTTATCGCCATATTGGTAGTTACTGCGTCATATGTCCGTTGCTCACTATCCTCCCTATTTCCGAGCCCATCAAGAACTTCATCCAGGCTTTGCGGTGCAAATAATGGCACATCGATGTCAATGCGGGTGCCGTCGCGCAATGTATATGTTACATTCGCCGACAATGTCTCCTTGTCAATACGTGTCGAATTTACTATGAACATATTAACCCCCACTACATCTTAAAAGTTTGTAGTTATTCAATACAATCCAGAGATATCCCGCGCTGGTAACCCCCAGAATAACCGTAAGATATATCGAAGGATAGAACACAACGGCGGCGGCAAGGACTGCAACCATGACGGACTTCAGAATAAACAAAGCGGGGAGTATGCCGATCTTGTCCATGATGGCCTTCAGGATGGCATTCCCTTCAGCCCGGTCAGTTCGTTGCAGGTTCTTCCAGGTGGTCCATGCGTCAAGTGCTTGTAAAATTATAATGATTGCCAAGAATATGTAGTCTAAATATTTCATTTTACTCCCTTATTGTCCCTTTATCGATTCCGCTTTCGCGAGTAGTTCTGTTTTGCGATCCCCGGACCTTGTAGACCCGAAATAATAGGCCAATACCTGTTCGCATTTTGCCGACAAATAGCCGACCAAAGTTCCCGCCAATACGCTGTCCACTTTTGCATAGCCGAGGATCGTTGCTCCGACGAGCGCTATAAAGGCGCCCACAACAGTATAGGCAAGAATCCTGTTCGTGTTGTCCTTGACACCGACTTCTCTTTGCCGTGCGCTTGTCCGGTCATCGACAACCAATTTTTCAAGACTGATATCCAATTCCTGCATTTTGGCGGCAAATTCCTGATCCGCCTGTTTGAGTTTTAAGAGAATTTCCGGATCTGCGCTTTGCAATGCCTTGGCTATATCAGTTTCCGATGCGTCCTTTTTACCGAGTAGGGATTGAGATATTGCGCCTACCGCAGCACCAGCTAATGGACCACCAAGGGCAGTTGCCAACGCAGGAGCTACAGAACCGACAATCGCTTTCCAATCAAAATCCATGTTAATTCTCCTTTGTTCCTTCATCGATCAGGGCAATGTCTTCTTTCGCCCGGTTCCCGACCTGTTTATACCAGAGACTATCCTGCAGATGATGCTCAACCTGATCCCACTCCTGAGCGTTGATATGCGCGACGGTATTGGCAAATTTATTCTTCAACTTGGAGCAACCCATATTAAACATGATGTCGAGTAGCGCTTCCCGGATCAGCTTCGGGAATGAATCGAATTCGGGGTATAGTTTCCGGCAATCTTCCAGAGCAATATTGAAATCAGTCTGGAAAAGCCGGTTTTCCATTTCCTGTGTGATACAGCCAGTGTCCTTCAAATATTCCGCAATATCCGATGGCAACGGATTAGCATTGTAATTGTGACCGATCCCGATGGTGGCAAAACCATTAGTGTCGAGGTATGGTTTCAGCCGTTCACCTTCATGGCATGCGATCAAATGTTCACAAAGTTCCGTAAAATCGTCCATATTAATGACTCCCATATTTAATTCCGAAGGCTCCAAGTGCGGCTATACATCCGCCAATAATACCGCCCAAAAATGCAAAACATTTATCCACAACCGGTCGCCGTTCAAGAGTCTTCAAACGGCTATCCATGGTCTGCAAGGTATTATAAATAGCCCACAGTTTTTGCTTATCATCCATACATTGCCAATCTTTTTCAGTTATCGTGATAAATCCATTCATCGGGCAATGCCTTTCATTTTGGTAGGTGCCACCTTCCGGCCTTTGGTTACGGTTCAAACCGGAAGGCGGCAATCGGAGTTAGATAATATTCTTCTGTCCAAGTCCAAGGACAGCAAAGGTAAAGTTCGGGGTTGTGCCGCCGAGAGTTCCGACATATCGGATATATCGCCGGACAGCCCTGGGATCAACGCCAATGCTCTGGATATTACTTGACGTTGTTACCTGTGTGAACGTAAGACCGGTCACATCGGCAAAGGTGGAGTTATCAGCGGAATCCTGAATCTTGCCGTCAAGGGTCGGTGTGGTTCCGGTAACGGCGCCCACATCCTGAGTTACTTTAATCTTTCCCTGGTATCCCAAGAGATCAACACCAGTACCATTGAAGGTCGAGGTTTTGCTCACAGCCGCTTGAAGTTCAAGCACGCTAAGTTCGGCATTATAATCAACTAATTTAGACATTTCTTATTTACCTCCTTTTTTGTCTTTCTTTGATTTTAGTTCGCCGGTGTCAATGTCTTCTGGACCTTCAGATTACCTTCGCCGGGGATTATTTCTTCTTGCCAGGAAGGTTCTGGATCAGCCGGAGCCGATCCCTCTCCTTCCGTTTTTGGCAACACTTCTTCTTCGGGTATTTCCTCTGTGACAGGTTCGGGATCGATAATCTCATCCCCTCTACCAGCCGATTTCAAGAGATAGAAAAGACTTTTATCGACTTCGAGGATATCGCCGACCCTTGCTATCCTGCCACCGGAAACTACACATTCCGATGTAATGAGTATCTTTTTCTTGTTATCCATAAGCCCTCCTATTAAGCCTATTACGGATTATTGTGCGCCGGAATCGGAAGATATGGTGAAACTTCCGGCATGACGTACTCCGATATCCGTCCAGAGGGTTACGGTGATTTCGATCTGACCCTGTTTCTTGAGGGAATAGGGATCGACAACGACATCGATTCCTGCCCACTCTGCAATTATCAGGTCAGCCCAATTTCCGAAGATAACCCTGTGAGCATATGAACCTGAGTTCGGAACCTGGTTAGTTGCTATTGCCCTATAACCGTTGACAATACCCTCGGCTGATCCGGGTACGCCTTTCTCCCAGAGGAAATCGGAATACTGTGAAGATGCAATCTTCGTGATTGCCTTCCATTTTGCCCGGACACCGGGGGAAGTGAGATATCCCATACTACCCATGAGTGCATTTGCCGCCGCAACCTGGGTTTCAAAATCAATGATCTTCGCCCACGTTGCCGCCGCACCGAAAGACACGGAGCCGACACTTGGAGTTCCGAGGATTCCGAGAGGTTCACCGGCATTTCCTGAAACAATCTGCCCGAAAATCGCCGCCCTGTCTTTTTCAATGGCAAGTACCGTCATGAGGTCATTGCGTACAAAACTCTCGACATCAAGGGATGTCTGGGTAAGCAATTCCTTCGTATAGGCCGTATCACCAACGAGCCGGTGAGGAGTAAGCCCTAACTGACCAAAAGCCTGATCGGATGCCGTCACTGTACCGGTTTCAGATAACCAATAAGCAGTTGCACCGCCGGTAACTCTCGGAAGTGCTATCTGACCGACAAGGCCACTGAGGGTTATTGCTCCGAGCTTCGTTACAGCCGGTAAGTTCCTGAGTAATTCGATCATGTTCTGGGTCATGACCTCAACATCGACCAACATACCACCGGAACCGCCGATCATCGTCTGCAATACTCGTTGCATTTGCTGTCTGATCTGCCCTCTCTGATCGATAGCGCCCATGACATCCTGGGGAATGAAGAAACCCTTTGGTTCTTTACGGCATATCTTAGCCGTTGCATCGGAAGCCTCTCTCTCAAGACCTTCCAATTTGCCTCCGCCGACCATGCAATCACGCATTGCCTTGACAATACTGTACTGCCTGATCTCTTTTTCGGTCATGCCGACTGCACCACCATCGGTATTGATGACCGGTTGAGGATTCAACCGTTTCAGTTCGGATAATGCCATCTGAAACACTTCTACCGGCTGACCGTTTTCCACATAACGATGCGCTACATCGATGAATCTTTTGTTTTCGTCTGTGTTAGCAAGGGCAAGTATTCCTTTCACCCTGCTCGCTTCATCCTCGCCGCCCTTCTTCCGAGCGTCTTCGATCTTTACTTTGATTTCATTTTCGTCCATTTTTCTTTCTTCCTCCTTAATGATTTTGGTTTCGGTTTTTATTGACCTACCTACACCGACACTCGGATCGGCAGGGATAGACACTAATGACACTTCTAAAGGCTCCCAACTGGTAACACGATAAGTGGAAACCCCATTTGCTTCACTTTCAAGCCGCATTTTATCAATCTGATAAGAAACTGAGGCATTACGCCAAAAACCGCCGTCAACTTCTTTTCGTTTCTCTTGTGCAAAATCGGAAGGGCTGAAACGGAATTTCGCTCTCGCCCTACCGTCTTGCAAATAGGCATCGGTGACAACTCCAACCAACTGGTCGGGATCATGATTAATGAGGATAGAGCCGGATTTCTTGAGCCTGTCGAGTTTAACGGAACTTGCTTGATGGTCGAGGATTTCATTGCCCCACCATCTATCAACAGGATACTCCGATGAAAACGACATATCATAGACATCTGGGTTATCTGGACTCACCCTGATCTCAAAATCTGCAATTCTTCTCTCTATGCTTGATATGGGATCGCCTTCTCTCCACGTTACAAATGATCGAAACGGTTTAGATTGATCGTCAATATTTTCAATGATCTCTTCAGATATGATTGTTTTCTCAGGCATTTTGTTGTTCCTCCGTATAGATGCTCCTATCGCCAAGAGTGACGATCTTAATCGATTTTTTAACTGGTTGATCATCCTTTGCCGGTGCGGGGATATCGTTCGGCTTGCCCGGATCGCCTTCCGCCGGTTGTTCCGTGGCTTTGCCGGGGAGTAGCGAGGTCAACCCCTTCTCTTTGATATAGGCTTCTTCATCCGCAATCGTATCGATCATCTCGA